ATCCAGGTGTTGTCGACGAGGGTGGCGATGCCGGCGGTGTCTGACTGCACCGAAGCCTTGGCCGAGTGGAAGTCGAGCAGGGCGTCGCCGTCGTCCGAGCCGAACCAGACACCGTCGGAGACGGCAAACGGCGTGGTGTCGGTGATCTGCAGGCCGAGCACGAAGTCGGTCTGCGTGACGTCATTGATCTTGAAACGGGCCTCGAACTCGATCGCCTTGTTGGCGGCGAGGCGGAACGCCTCGATATTGCTCTGGTAGCCGGAACCGTCATTCTCGATGGCGCCGGTGGTCAGCAGCAGGATACCGTTCGGGTCATCGACATCGACGGCGATGGTGTTGATGCCCTGCAGGGCAGTGATGGTCCAGTCGGTGGCAAGGTAGTCGCTCGTCATGGTGAAATCGTTGACGTACTCAACGAAGTCCATGCGCGGCAAATCCTGCCAGAACTTGCGGTAGGTGGTCATCTGAAGGCACTCCTTGCGCGGGATGCTGCCCGGGCGTCAGGTTCTTTGAGGGCGGGGCCGTAGCCCCGCGCTCGGTTTACTCCTGCAGAGCCGCGATCAGCGCGTTGAGCTTTGTCAGGATTTCCTTGTTCTGGGTGTTGACCCCAGTAACGATCGAGGCGACGGCGGTAGCAATACCGGTGTCGACCTGGGCGGCGGTAGGCGTGGCACCGCCAGCGGTGGCGGCAGCGGTGGCAGCGACGTCGACCATCGTGCCGTCTACGGTGCCGGTCAAGGTGCCGGCGAGGGCCGTGATGGCGGCGACGTCAATCCGCTGGGCGTTGCGGCGCAGCGAGCGGGGGAGACCTTTAGTCATGGTCGTGAACTCCTAATGACGCGCTACGCGCGGTATCAGGCTACCGTTGTACGCGAAGGTTCAACGCGCCGCAAGTCGCCCGGGGCGAGCGCTTCTTCGGCTGTCCAGCCCTTCTGCGCGCGGCGCTTCACGGTGTCGTAGCGAAGGCCGAGTTCCTCACACCACTCGATCATCAACTGGGTGCGCCCCTGGTAAGTCAGTTTGACGTTGTTGCGCTTGTTGCGCCCTTGCTGCGAACGGGTCGCCCAAACGCAATTCTCGGGGGAATAGCCCTTGTCGTTGTCCTCGCGTTCGAGCTGCATGTCGGGCTCGGGCGGGGCGCCCATGCTGTCGATAAACCCCTCGAAAGTGCGCCAGCGCTCGTCGACCGTTATGCCTCTGCCGCCGTAGTCGGCGTAACGTTTGTTCTTTGGATCGCGGCACCTAGACCACATAGACTGCCACGCAGTGTAAACCGGCGAGGGTTTGCCGCCTCGGGTGTACCCGTGCGTCACACGGTGCCAGCCCCGCCCCTCGACAGGCGCACAGTCTGGGCACTTGGAAGTAGAGCGCAGCGTGCCGCTCTGCGTTAGCACCTCATTCCCGCACTCGCAACGGCACCGCCAGTAGGCACGAACCGCGCCGGTGCCCGTGAGCATGTGTTCGAGCCGTAACAGGGTCAAGCGCCCGTAGACCTGACCGGGCTCCATTCTCTTTCCGCCCATAGCAAACTGCCTTCCTTGGTTGAGCAAGGAAGGCAGCATACTTAATCCCTACAGATAAGTCAAAGACCTAGCTTAGCCGTTCGTAATTAGCAATGCTAGGGGTATCTGTTTCCTTTCGGGATACACCCTATCCCAATTTGCGGCGAGCCGCAGCTCGGCCACGGTCGGGAACTCGCCGCCGACCGAGGTGTCGGTCCACTTGATCCCGTACGGGTGCATGGCGAACTGGCGGCGGGTCCAGAGCGTCTCGACACCCATGCCGTCACCGGCGCTTTCGTCCTGCTCGACCGAGACCGGGCGGGCGACCGGGCTTTCGGCCCAGCCCAGCGCGTCCATGCCGATCAGGAAGTTCCAGTAGCGGATGCGGTTGGTGCCGGCGATGGCCGGAACCTTGTCGCTCTCGTAGACCCGGTAGCCCAGGTAGGTCGGGATCGTCAGCTTGCCGTTGCTGTCGGGGATGAAGTCGATCAGGTCGTTCTTCGCAAGCCGGGTGCCGACTTCCGAGTGAATGACCAGCAGCTTCAGCGCCGACTTGGCGTCGCCCATCGTCTGGGCGGCGTCCATCACGGCTTCGGGCGAGATGCGTTCGGCTGAGGTGATCGCCGCGGCGCTGTCCGAGGAAATGTCCTCGACCATGTCGCCGGCGTCGTTGGCGATGTTGTCGGCGAAGACGCCACGGAGCACGGCGATCGCGGCGTCGTCGAGGCGGCGCGCCCAGTAAGCGCCCACACGTTCGGCGATCCGGCGCATCGGGTCGGAACCGGCGAGCTCCTGCACGAGGTGCGCAGTCGACCAGCCCTTGGTCCAGATGATGCGGCGGGCGATGTCCGTACCGCTGGTCAGCTTGGACGGAACAGCATGGCTGTTCGGGTCATCGCTGGCCGCGTCGGGCTCGCTGTCGTCCAGGTCCTTCCAGAACGGGACGTTGAAGGTGCGACCGCCGCCGGCGAGTTTCTGGGCGAGGTCGCTGTCGGAGCGCAGGGCTCCAGAGCCATAAAAAGCCGACTTCTGCATCGTCTCAACGGACGAGTACTGCGAGAAGACGGTCGGTTCGATGGCATCGGAAAGGCGTACGGTAGCCATTTCGGTTCAGCTCCAGTTAGGTGGCAGCCTTAGAGGCCCCACTCTGCGGGTTTACCGCCTGCAGCCGTGATGTAGCTGCGGGCTTGATCCGGGTTTTCCTTGGCGATCTTCATCGCCTCGGTCAGGTTGAAGCTGGCGCCCTTCTTGTCGAACGGGTTGCCGATCACATCGGGCTTGCCACGCAGCACACCGTCTTCGGTGTAGAGCGCGGTGCCGAGGCTCGCCAACATCTTCGCAAGAGGTGCCGAGTAGACTTCCTTGTTCGGCCCGACAAGCTTAAGTGCTTGAAGTTCCTGAAGAAAGTCCTGACCACCGGGAACCTGGGTGAAGACCTTGTCCGCGATTTCGAAGTTCGCGCGGGCAGTGTCGCCTTCCAGCGGTCCCCATTCCTTCACAAGCTTCTCGGTCTCGGCAGTTGCCTTCTGCTGCATGGCTGCCTTTTGGGCTTCCCCCATGCCGCTGAAAGCGTTGACGCTGTCCGCCATGAACCAGTCATGGAGGCCAGCGGCCTGCTCCTGCGTGATACCGAGTTTGTGGGCGACGCCGGCGAAAGCCTTGGCCCGCTCACCATCGTAGGGCAGCCCTTCGGGCAAGTCCTTCGGTGGGGTGAACTGGTAGCCGTCGACCTTCTCGGGGCGCCCGAGCTTGTTGAGGAACGCTTCGCGCTCCTCGGGAGTGGCGTCTTTACCGGGCACTGCAATCCTGCTGCCCAGCAGCTTCTCGCTCTCTCGAGCTGACTTGGCGAGCGACTGAACGTCACCAAGCCCCTTGGTCTGGAGCCAAACACGGGTGTCCTCGTCGAGGGCCGCGAAGGCAGTCCCAGCATTGGGGTCGACCGGATCGACCACTTTGCTGACGTCATCCACCTTTGGGGTATCCGTCGAAGCAGCAGCGGGATCGACGACGGCAGCGGGGCTGGCGACTTCGGGTGCTGGTGCCCAGACTGGGCCTACTCGGTGGGTGAACATTCTTTTAACTCTCCTCTGACAGGGCTGGCGTGGCGAGCACTGCGCGATGCAGGTCGTCCAGTTTGCCACCGGCCCCGATGACTGCCTCGACGATGCGCGCGAACACCGCGCGGCGACCGTTGAGCTCGCGCAGCACCTCATTCGAGGTGCCGAGCTGTGTGGTATCCAGATACCGCGTAAACACTGCAAGGTCAACGATGACCAGGTCGGCGTCCTCCTTGGAGGCGCGGCCCTCGGCGAAGGCGGCGTAGGCGCTCGCGATGCGTGCTTCCATCTGCGCTTGCAGCTCGTCGCTGTAGAACGGCTGCCCGTCGGGTGTCTGCTGGTCGGGCTTGAAGATTTCGGTGATCGTGATCACGCCGCCGTCCTCTGCTGAACCTGACCCATCTGCTGCATGAGCTGCTGGATAGCCGGGCTGGCCTTGAGCGCCTCGGCACCACCGGCCGCGGCCTGCGCGCCTTCACCGACAGCGCGCAGGGCGTTGCCGGCACCCTCGGCACCCTGGATGGCGGTGGCTGCCTGACCCATCTGCGCCTGCTGCTGGCGGCCCTGCTCGCTGACTTCACGGGTACGCAGCGACTTGACCGGTGCACCGAGCACGCGCTGGGCGAGCTCGATCAGCTCGTCGCCGTCGATGCGACCGAGGATCGCCGGGTCCATGCCGTTCTGGGTGAGCAGTGCCGCGAACTCGACCATACGCTGCGCGCCGACCAGCTGGCCGATCTGGCGCAGGCGGTCGAGCGGGCTCGTGAACTGTGGGCTGACGTCCTGGTCGGCCATGCTCTCCGGCATCGCCAGCGGGCTGCCGGGGCGGAAGGCGCCCTTGCGGCTGAGGATGCTGACTTCGCGGTCGATGTTCTGGCTCAGGCCCTCGTTGAGGCTGATGCCCACCGGGCCGAGCATCTCGCCCTTCTCCTGGGCGCGCAGCATGGCCTCGGTCGCCGTCTCCGGCTGGGCCATGTTGTCCTGTACGAGGATTTGCCACAGGTTCAGGTAGAGCGCCTCACGCACGTTGTTGCGGCGGCTCTCGATCACCGCCTGCGCGAAGTCGGGGCGCACGCCGGAGTTGAGTGGGGCGAACAGCGGGTTGCCATCGCCGTTGATCAGCCCCGGGTTCGAGGCGCCGGGGTTTAGGTTGAGGCGGGTGAAGTTCTTGCCGAAGGTGCCGTAGGCCGGCCGCAGCATGGTCTGGACGGCGATCAGCTCGTTCTTCGCCATCTCCTGCAGCGACTGGATTTCGGCGATGGCGTACGCCACCGGGCCCTCGCTGTAGGGGCGCTGGCCCTGGTTCGACCACGCATAGCGGGTGAAGGGGAACTCCCAGAAGCCGCCTTCGCCGATGACGTGGTCGTCGTCGGGCAGGCAGTACCAGGAGACGTACTTCGCCCCCTTCAGCCCGAGCCGGTTGCGATACTCGTCGCCCCTCGGTCGTACGGCGTGCAGGACGCGGACGCGCTCATGCATCCGCTTGGCGTCGTCTACCATGGTCTTGATCTTCGGCCCGGCCTTCTCGCCCCACTTCTGGTAAATCTGGAGCGCCGACCAGCTGAACACGCGGAACATGCGATCGGGCTGGCCGGCGGGATTGACCGAGGGGTAGCACTCGAACAGCGGGATATTTTGGTAGAGGTAGGGGACGCGGTCGCCCTGCAATTCTTCGATAAAGTGCCAGCCGTCGCCGAAGGCACACATCGACTTGACGCTGGCCTTGTGGTTCGGCCAGAAACCCGACTTCGGGTTGGCGCGCACCTTGAACAGGTAGTCGCGCAGCTTCTCGAGCGCGACGTCCTCGTCGTGCGTGGCGTCGTAGCCGAAGTCGTCGTCGACGCTCAGGTCGTGCCAGAAGTCGCTCTCCGGCGTCTTGAGCGAGATCAGGCCGGCGGTCAGCCGGTCAATCGCCCAGATGCTGGTCATGTCATAGATGTGCTTGGATCGCTCGCTGGCGGCCGGCGCGCCCATCACCGCCTGGATGGAGCTCGCGGCGCCGAGGCTGACAATGCGGTCATACTGCTCGGTCTGCGGCAGCGTCCATGCGGCGACGTTGCGCCAATAGGTCTCCCACCGGCTGCGACCGTTCGCCAGCTCTGTCCACTCGTCGGTCAGGTCTTTGAGGATGGTCATCCGAAGCGCGCCACCGCTGAGGTGCCGAAGCTGGCGTCGCCCATCGGCGTGGTCTTGATGTTGCCGAAGACGCCCTGCCGCTTGGCGACGATGTTGCGGTTCTCAGCCACCAGGCCGGTTGCGGCTCGTGCTGCGATCTGCGCGCGGCTCGGGGCGGGGGCGACGACGGGAGCGGGGATCGGACGTTGCTGGGTCAGGCACATAGTTCGGCTTTGCTCCACCGTTTATCGCGCATAGCACGGTAGCCCGCTACCGTAAAGCGGAACAGCACGAACAGCTCGCCGGCCTTGCCATACTCGAACGGCTCGCCCAAGGTCTCGCCACCGCACGAGCGTATCCAACCGTGCGCCTCGTGGTGGTCGAGGATGCTGCGCGCTTCCATCGTGCGAGCGCCCTCGGCGATGCGCTTTTCGATGTGGGTCGTCATCAGGTAGCGCGTCACTTCGGTGATGACACGACGGGTGTTGCGCGTGCCGAGACCCCAGACACTGTAGCAGGTGCTGGTCATCGGACTGGTGCCGAAGAAGAACACCGGCTCGTCGTCCAGATAGGCGATGAAGGCGTCGCCGCTGTGCAGCAGCCACCAGGCGAGCTCGATCGTGGTGGCGCCATCGGGCAGCTGGCAGAACGCCTCGGCATAGTCGATCGGGCGCAGGTTCGCCGTGATGAAGCTGGCGTCGCGGAAGACGGCGGGCTTGATGGTGACGGTCATTTCTTGAACGACATCCAAAGGCCGACAACTAGCGCCACGGCCGCCACGGCATAGGCCGCGCCGTAGAGCAGTAGCACGCTGTTCAAGGTGCTGAACGTCACCGGTATCCTCCTAGCGGATCGTCCATCGGTAGTGCGTCGCCCTGCGCGGCCTGCAGCTGCTCGGGGGTGGTGCCGTGCACGATGCGCTGCACGATGTCGGGGCGCAGCTGCATGCGCATCTGAATGGCTTGCTCGCGCAGGAACCAGGCGCCGATGATGGCGTCGGCTTCGTCGGTCGACGAGCCCAGCCGCTTGCGCAGGTCGTCCTTGTCCTCGACGAAGATGGTGTTGCCCTTGAGGATGAAGATCGGAGCGGTCAGCTGGGTCAGCACCCGGGTGCTGAGCGGCAGCTTGATCTCGTATCCCGACTTGACGTCGAGCGCCGTGCGGAAGGTCCACCACATCTCAGCGCGCTGGTTGCCGAACTTGTAGCGCATGTCAGCCGTCCAGCCGGTCGACTTGGCGCTGGCGATCAGCATCTCGGCGATGATCTTGTGGTTCTGCTCGAGCAGGTCGCGCGTCGAGCCGCCCCATCCGCCGGTGCCGTCGAGGCCTACCAGGCTGTTGTCGCGCCGTTTCAGCAGCACCATCGCCTGCACTTCCTTGCCGGTCGGTGTCAGACGGCCGGCCTGCGTGAAAGGCTCCTCAAAGAAGTCATCGGTCAGCAGGCTAGCAAGCACGGTCATGTCCATGCCGCCTTGAGCGATGTCGCCAAACAGCACCAGCTGCTCGAGCTGCTTGTGCTTGCCGCTGTTGACGTAATCGCGATAGCGGTCCTGGGCGCGCAGCACGTCGAGCGTCGGGATGATCTGGAACGGGTGGTCCTCGCCCTTCACCGTGAACGAACCATTGAGCAGCAGGCTGCGCAGCGGCTCCGGCGTGGCGCTCAGGCTGGCGGCGTACCCGGTATTGCGCAGGAAGGCGTTGTCCTTGAGCAGCGACTTGATGAAGGTGCGGCTGAACGCCACCATCACCTTGCCGCTGAGCACGTCCTCCTGGGTGTAGCTGGCGAGCCGCTCGTGCGTCTTCGGGTCGTATCCGCCTTCGCCCTCGACCCAAATCGTGACGTTGCGGTCGCCGTCCTGCACCATGAAGCACCAGCGCAACTCGCCGGGCTGAGCCGGATCGGGATAGGTCTCCTCGAGCCACGGGGCGAACCACTCCTTGAGCCAGGCACCGGTGCCGGTGTCGACCACCTTGCCGCTGCGATCGAACTCGGGGATGGGCGGATTGGTGGCGAACACGGCACGGGTGCGCTGGCCGGGCGTAGTCGAGCGTTTCCACTGCAGCACGAACTTGACCTTCATCTCGTCCAACTGCGCCGCCTCGTCGAAGGCGTAGAGATCGTGAGCGTTACCGGCCCAGCCGCGCTCCGAGCCGGGCTTTTCGAGGTGACCGAACTCGATGAAGCGACCATCGTTCAGCTTCATCTTCTTGCGCTGGCCGTCGGCGCGGACGGCGCGCCCCTGGGTCAGCAACAGCAGCCGGTTCCAGATGGTTTCCAGGTCGGTGCTCTGGCGCCGGAACAGCAGCGTGCGCTCGTGGCGGGTCAGGGCGAGGCCGAGCAGCAGGTCTGTCTTGCCACCGCCGGCGGCACCGCCGTAGAGCGTCTCGTCAGCCTCATGGTAGTACGCCTCGGTCTGCGGCCCGGGCTGCGGGTTCCACGGACGCGCCAGTTGCTTGTGCGCCAACTTCTTGAGCTGCGCCAGCTTGTCGGGCGGCATCGCCTTGATGCGGCGCTCCATCTCCTCGAGGGTGAGGGCTACGGTCATTTCTCTACGTCCACGCCGTGCCCTTTCAGGCACGCAACCGCGACGGTATACAGGTTCAACGCGTGTTCCTTGGTCTGCGGGAGTATCACGCGCCGTCCGTCTTGCAGCTCGTCCAGCGCTAAGGCTTGGGCGGCAATTGTATCGGCCGCCTCAGTGCACAGCTTGAACACCTTCATGCCGTGCCCGTCTTGCGAGCCGTCGAACATTTGCAAGTGGCTCGAACGCAGCTCGGCGAGCAGTTCTTCTCTGGTCATGCGGCGTCTCCGAAGGGCGAGGCCGGCGCGCCCTCGAGCTGGGCGTCGACCAGCGTGCGGATGTCCTCCAGCAGCTGTTTCTGCGCCTTCTGGCCGTAGCCACCGCCGGCTGCCTTGAACAGCTCGACACCATTGGCGTCCTTGCAGTCGGCCATGTGGAGGCGCGCGGCGGCGTCGAGGGCCTGCTTCTTGGTGACCATCACGCCGGCTCCACTGCGCCGCTGTAGTCGTGCTCGGTCGGGGTGTCATTGCACTGGGTCATTGCAGCTCCTTGGGCCGCGGGTGCGTCCGCTCGCCGGGCAGGATCACATAGATCGCTGCATAGGTGGCGACCACCGGGCCGATGCCGTCGACGATGTCGTGCGCATTGCGGTGGTCGGTCAGGACCACGCCGTAGCGCTGCTCGATACGCTCCCAGTAGCCTGCGCACCGGGCGCGCCAGATGTCGGTCAGGCCGTGGGTGAAAGGCGCCTGCCACACACGGGAGAGCAGCAGGCCGGGCTTCCAGTGCGCAGGGGTTTGCTCGAACGGGCCGTGGCCGAGATCGCGACGGCGCTGGTCGGCTGAGGTGTCAGATGCGTTCATAGTACTCGGCGTCCTGCGCGCTCTCGTCTTGGTATTGCGCCAGTGGGTAAGCCTCGGCGCAGGCTATCTGCGCTGCCTCGCGCCGGGCGTCGTCGAGAACGTCGGGCGACCCGCCGTCTACCTCCTCCAGCTCAACCCACCAGCCTTCGCTGCTGTGCGCCCACCGCCAGTCAAGCTCGTAGACGTGTCCGCTGTCGTCGAGCGCGGTGCGTGTGATCACGACAGCACCAGGCTCATGGCGACGAGGACGCCACCGACGATCATGACGATCGAGCCGGGCAGCCCGCCGTTGGGCAGACCGCGGTAGCCGTGGCCTGCCATGTAGATGGCGAGGCCGACGAGGGCGATGGTGCTCATTTCTTGGCTTCCTTGATCTTGATTTCGAGATACAGACCCGCCTCGGGTGCCAGCTTGAGCGCCTGCTGCAGCAGCTTCATTATCTTCTGCTGCGGGCTCATTTGCGGGGGTTCCCTTCTGCTTGGGCGAGGACGGAAGCGGCGAGGCTGCGGACGTCGGCGAAGTGCTTCACTGCCTCGCCAGTGTTAGCGAGCTTGTAGAACTCGCCGTCGCTCATGTTCACGTACTTGGCGGCAAGCGACGCCAGCTCGGGCGACGAGACCTTGAACTCGCCCTTGAGCTGAGTGGAGCGCGTAAGCGGCTCCTCGGCCATCACCGGTACGTGCAGCGCTGCCGCCGCGTCGAAGCGCTCGACCAGGGGCATACCGTCGCGCGCCTCGCGCGGCTGCTCAGAGCTCTCCAGGGTCAAGGTCGTAGCCACTGGGCTCGTCCCAGTCGTCATCTTCCGCTCGTACAGGCGGTGCGCTTCCTTGGCTGTCATAGGCGCCATCGTCATTCTCCTCTGCGTTGGCGGTCGCCTCGAGCAGGATGCCCGCAGCGGTCGGATCATACTGCGCTTCGTTGAACAGCGCCAGCGCGGCCAGGGCGGCGCTGCGGCTGTCGAGTTGGGCCGCTTCCTCGTCGCTGGGCGGCACGATGATCTCGGTCTCTTTGCGGTCGCGCCAGAGCTCAGGCTGGCGGTTCTTGAGC